ACGCTAGGGCTGTAATTATGCAAATTATCCGTCGTTTGATGTTTGTAGTTACTTTAATTTGTCCACTTATAGCACAAGCTGAGCCGCAAGTTGCCAAACAATATCAACGGGAACTTACTCGCAATAGCTATGCCATTGGGGGATTAAATGCACCGGTTGCTCTGTTTGCCGCCCAAATCCATCAAGAATCTCAATGGAATGTAACCGCACTTTCTCATGTCGGTGCGCAAGGCTTAGCGCAGTTTATGCCACAAACTGCAAATTGGATTGCCACACAATACCCGGAACTAAAAACTAATCAGCCTTTTAACCCAAGTTGGGCTCTACGTGCCTTAGTACATTATGACTATTGGCTTTATCAGCGTATCCATGCTGTAACGGACTGCGACCGCTGGGCGTTTGCCTTATCCGCCTATAACGGTGGATTAGGTTGGGTGCAACGTGATAAGCGAAAAGCACGTATACAAGGGCTTAATCCTATGGCTTATTGGCATTCCGTAGAATCGATTAATGCCGGTCGTATCAGTGCTAATTTCATCGAAAACCGAGGGTACCCAAAACGGATTATTTACCGTTGGCAGCCACTCTACTTGCATTGGGGAAATTCAGTATGTTTGGACGATTAATAAAGTTTTTATTCAGAGCCAATACAAGTAAGCAGCCGATGAATTTCATTGCCATTATTGCCGTTTCTATTTTTGGATATTACCAGGCATATAGCAGTGGTTATCAAACTGCCAAACTGGAATGTGAGATTGCTAAAAATCAAACAGTACAAACACAGTTACTAACACTGGATGAACAAATAAAACAAGCCAATATGGTTAATTTAGATTTGACTGAGAACTTAGGGCTATATCAAAGACTGGGGGATAAAACCACCGATGAATTACAAAAGATTTTGGCAAAAACACAGCATTTACGTCGCCATTGTCAGTTTGATATTGACAGCATGCGGGAACTCAACACCGCCCGCAATCGTGCTGCAAAAGCCACTACCGGCGGTCTTGCTGACAACTTGCCTACCACCGGTGCCACTTCCGGAAAATAATGTTGATGCAATATTTATCGCACTTAAGCAAATGTATGACTTATACGGCGAATGTGCCGGCAAGCATTTTGAGCTGATTAAAACAATAAGTAAGGAAAATCTATGATTGAAATTAGTGGATGGCAGGTTGTCACCTATTTTGTGGGATTGATCATCACCATTATAGGTATGCTAATAGGCTTCGGTAAAATTTTACTGGCGCAATTTGAATCGAAACTCAATGAGAAATTCAAGTTTAGCGAAGAACGTTATCGTCGCCTACATGATGATATTAAAGCGGCAAAAGAACTTTCTGAAGCTGCAAATAAAACCGTTATGGAACTAAAAGTAACGATGCCGAATGAATATCAACGGCGCGAGGATGCCATTCGTAGCGAAACCGTTAATTCCGCACGATTCGATACCATTAACGAAAAATTAGATAAAGTGATTTTAATGTATGGACGAAATTAACATGATTGAATTTGATAAGAACAAACGTGAACACGTACGCTGGTTGATTTTGCTTACTCTCGACCATGCTCGTCCGATTGGTGCAGCGGAAAGTCTGATTCTAAGCACGATTCAATGTGTACCAATGCAACTAACCGCATTAGAACTGCGCCGTGAATTAGATTATCTAGCCGGTAAAGCATTAATCGAAATTAATGGACGAGATACGGCTCGCTGGCACGCAAAACTAACAAGTAATGGCGTAGATATTGTGGAATATACATCACCAGTAAGCCCTGGAATTGCACGCCCTGAAAAATATTGGTAAGGAATAATTATGCCGAAACGTTCGACAGTAAAAAACCTACCACAAGCCGTCAAAGACTGGCTTGATGCTGCATTAGTGGAAAATAATTTTAGTGGCTATCGTGAACTTGAAGAAGCCTTGAAAGCTCGTGGTTATGATATTTCTAAAAGTGCAGTACACCGTTATGGACAAAAACTAGAACAACGTCTTGCTTCAATTAAAGCCAGTGCAGAAGCGGCAAAGGTGATTTCTGAAAATATTAGCAATGAAAAAAGCGCACAAAGCGACGCCATTTTAGAAATGATCCAAAGTGAAGTATTTCAGGCATTAATGAGCCTACAGGAAATTAAGGAAGAAGATGATCCGATGAAACGGCTTGCTGCACTATCTTTTGTAGGGAAAAACATTAGCCCGCTCATTAGTGCAAGCATTAACTTAAAGAAATACCAGGCAGAAATTAAAGCTCGTGCTGAGGCAGCTGCTAAAGAAGTGGAGAAAGTCGTGAAGAAAAACGGCTTGACGGAAGACACCGCAAACCAAATCCGAAAACAAATTTTAGGGATTGTGTAATGACTAAGCCAAACCATGACGCGATAGGCATGCTTCCATTTAAGCAATCTACCGTGTCATTGCAAGTACAGGAACACTATAAAACGCCAATGTTGTTACTTGGCTATCAACAGCGATGGTGTGCAGATTTAACCCCGGTCAAAGTGTGCGAAAAGTCTCGCCGTATCGGTTTGTCGTGGGGTGAAGCTGCAGATTCTGCACTATTTGCCGCGTCTCAAAAAGGTATGGATACCTGGTACATAGGTTATAACAAAGATATGGCACAGGAGTTTATCCGTGATTGTGCCGATTGGGCTAAAGCCTATGGATTGGCGGCAGGTGAAATTGAAGAAACAGAAGAAATTTTTAAAGAAGGCGATGAAGAAAAAGCGATTCTTGCCTATGTTATCCGATTCTCTAGTGGTTGGCGAATTACCGCACTGTCATCTCGCCCATCAAACTTAAGGGGTAAACAAGGTCGTGTAATTATCGACGAAGCTGCATTCCATGACGATCTACCGGAATTACTCAAAGCTGCTATGGCATTACTCATGTGGGGCGGTCAAGTACATATTATCAGCACTCATAACGGTGTAGATAATCCGTTTAATGAATTGGTTAATGAAGTACGTGCTGGCAAGAAGCCTTACAGCTTACATACCATTACTTTTGATGATGCCATTAAAGACGGTTTATATCAGCGAATTTGTCTGCGATTAGGACGTACTTGGTCACAGCAAGCACAAGATGAATGGGTAGCTGAAATTCGAGCTTCTTACGGAGATGCAGCCGCAGAAGAATTAGATTGCATTCCACGTAACTCTGGTGGCGCATGGCTAACACGCGCCCTAATTGAAAGTCGTATGAATGCAGATACGCCTCGACTTTGCTTGGAGAAAAAAGATGAGTTTGCCCTGCAGCCTGAGCCAGTTCGTAACAGAGAAATTGCACAGTGGTGTGATGAAAATCTTTATCCAATATTAACTGCATTACCGGAAAAACAAAGGCATTTTTTAGGCATGGACTTTGCGCGTAGCGGTGACTTATCTGTTATTGCTATTGGGCAGGAACAATCAGATCTCCGTCTCAAAAATGTGTTGTTATTGGAACTCTCTAATATACCGTTTGCGCAACAAGAACAGATTTATTTCTATATTGGTGATCGTTTACCGCGTTTTAGTAAAGCCGCTAATGATGCTCGAGGTAATGGACAAAGTTTGTCAGAAAAAGCTTTTGATCGTTATGGTGCAATTGTGGAAGGCGTAATGCTAAGCGAAAGCTGGTATCGCGAACACACCGCCCCGTTTAAAGCTGCTTTAGAAGATGACACGCTTTTCGATATTGTAAAAAATGATGACGTATTAGCAGATTTACGTGCTTTTCAAGTAGTAAGAGGCATTCCACGTCTGCCGGATAAACGCACTCTAGGACAAAATAAAACCAAACGCCATGGCGATGCGGCGATTGCATATCTATTGCTGCATTATGCTTACCGTACCGACCAAAGTTTTGAGATCAATTTTCGTTCTACAGGTACACGAACAACCACCCAATTATTCAATGACAATAGTTTTGAATACGCCCGGACAGGGCGAGGTTTCGGTTCAATTCGCGGTGGCAATGACTTCAGAGGATATTAAATATGTCAGTTAAAGACTGGTTTAAAAGTAAAAATAAAAAGCCGGAGCTTAACCGTGAAATTGCGGCAACAGGTGATGGATTGGATATTACTAAAGGTTATGTTGGTGCATTAGCAGAGCCGGAAGACGGCGTATTACGTGGTCGTGGAGGCGGTGATTTAAGTTTATATGAAGATGTATTAAGCGATGAAGAAGTCAAACGCACTTTCAGCCAACGACAAGATGCATTAGTTGCTCGTGAATGGGTGGTAGAGCCTGCCAGCGATGAACCGCAAGATATTGCAGCGGCAGATTTTATCCGTGATTGGGTAAACCAAATTGGATTTGATCGTATTAGCAAACTGATGCATTACGGCATATTCTACGGTTATGCAGTCGCTGAATTACTGTATCGAATCAATGAAGACGGAAAATATATTGCGGATATTAAAGTGCGTAACCGACGTCGTTTTCGTTTTACGCCCAAAGGTGAATTACGTTTATTAACACGTGAGAATCAGGCTGAAGGTATCGAATGTCCAACGCCCTATTTCTGGACATTCTGTGTAGGTTCTGACCATGATGATGAGCCTTATGGTATTGGGCTTGCGCACTGGCTTTATTGGGCAAGTAAATTTAAACGTAACGGCGTAAAATTTTGGCTGATTTTTTTAGAAAAATTCGGTATGCCGACCGCACTTGGACGATATCAGCCAAATGCTTCTATCGAAGAACAGAATAAATTATTGGAATCCTTATATGCAATCCAATCTGATAGCGGCATTATTGTGCCAGCAGATATGCCCATTGAATTACTCAGTGCCGGACGTAGCGGAACAGGTGATTATAAAGCCTTATATGACACCATGAATGAGACTATCCAGCGTGTCGTATTAGGACAAACATCATCATCTGGCGGTACTCCGGGCAGATTAGGCAACGATGATTTACAGGAAAAAGTGCTGGAATCCATTATTAAAGCCGACTCTGACGTTATCTGCGAATCCTTTAACCGTGGTCCGGTAACCTGGCTTACGCAAATGAATTTTTCTAACGCTAAGCCACCACGTATATTCAGAATGTTTGAAGAATCAGAGGATTTAAACGAGAAAGCTGAACGAGATAAAAAAGTATTTGAGACAACAGGTTATCGTCCGACCTTAAAACAAATTCAAAGTTCGTACGGTGGTGAGTGGGAAAAGGAGGAATGCTTAACCGATTCTACAGAGGACAGCAAAAGTGCGGTCAAAAATAAGGTTGATTTTGCACAGACTATAAGTGATAAACAAGATATACCCGCACAGATGGTAAACCAGCTAGATAATACCCTTGCCCCAGTAATTGATGACTGGGTAAGCCAAGTACAGATATTAGCAAATAATGTTGAATCTCTTGAACAGTTACGTGATGAATTATTAACCTTAATGCCGGAAATGGATTTAACCCATTATATCGAAGCGATGAAAATTGCACTTAGTACGGCACATTTAAGTGGACGTGAAGCGGTAATAAGTGAGGCAAAACAAGATGAATAATATCGTTTACGGCAATGTCCCATTCAATGAACAAATTGAGTTTTATCGGCGTAAAATTCCGATACCAACAGCTACATGGACTGATATTTATAATGCAGAACACGATTATGCAGCCGTCGTTGCTGGAGCAAATCGCCGTGAAATTATTGAAGATTTTGCCAAATCTATTCAAGACTTCATTGAAAACGGCAAAACACTGGAGGATTTTCGCAAGGACTTCGACAAAATTGTCGCACAACATGGTTGGCAATATAACGGTGGACGTAATTGGCGTAGCCGAGTCATTTACGAAACGAATTTGCGTAGCAGCTATCAAGCGGGGCGTTATGCGCAACTGCAAGAGTTAAAAGAAACCATGCCCTATTGGGAATATGTTCACAGTGATGCAGTCACCCATCCAAGAGTTGAACATATGCACTGGGATGGTCTGATTTTACGCCATGACGATCCATGGTGGAAAACACATTTCCCTATTAATGCCTGGGGGTGTCAATGCACTGTCATTGCCCGTAGTCAAGCCTATATGGATAAATTAGGGTTAAAACCGGATA